TCCAGTGAAATCTGCTATTTTTTCACCAGCAACATCAGCACCCCTACCTATTAATTCACCAGGTCTTGCGTCGTAAGTATCAGGATATCCACCACCTCTGGTATAACCACTGCGAAGATCTTCTATAAATTGCCCACTCTTATCGTACAAATATCTACCACCAGCTATAGGAGCACCAAACACTGCTCCTGCTGCATTTGTGAGAGAACTCCTAAGTCCCTCTGTGCTAGTGCCCGGACCGCCTGTAAGCTCGTTAAATATACCTCCAACACCATCTTTAAGATTCTCTCCAAATGATCTTGGTCTTATTAATTCTAAAACCTCTTGGTCGGTTAAATTTTTTAGTGTAGGATTTTGTAGCCTATAGTTCCTGATTGCTGCTTGTTCTGCTTCTATAGATACAGGATCTTGCTTTTCTCTACTAAACAAATCCCCAACAGCACTAATTTTATTGCCAGTGCCTTTTACTAAATCACCTAGTGGATCTCCAAACAGGGTTTTTACAGGTTGATACGAAGAAGGAGGGGGTGGTCTAAAGCTTTCAGGAAATGGAAGAAGTTTTTTGGCTCCTTCCTCAAAATCACCTAAAAGATAATTCCTTAAAGCACCTTGAGCCGCTCCTCCCGCACCTGACTTTAAAGCATCTTTAAGACTTTGACCACGGGCAAGTCCTACTCCTGTTCCAGCCAAAGCACCACCAATACCGCCTTTAAGTTTTGGACCTAAGTTAACGCCAATTAATTTATCAGGCAAAGCAGAACTAAAAGCCTCTCCAAATCCTGCGGTTACTCCAGCAGTAAGACCGCTTTTTAAAGAATCTTTTAAGCTGTCTCCTGCCGCTAAACTGACCAAAGTACTACCCGCAGCAGCTTGAACTCCCGTTAAAGTCGCTCCAGCAAAGGTTGATGCACCTATGTTAAATCCAGCAGGTCCCATGTAATAGGTTGCAGCAATTGTTAAAGCAATTCTTCCAACATCACTTTTTGCTACTTTGTTAACCGCTTTTCCTACACCTTTTAGTACACTTTTAGCAGACTTAAATATTTTTTTAAGAAAAAACTCAGGTAAACCAGTTGCAGGGTTAATTGTTCCAGAGCCTCCCATTCTTTGTAAAAGAGCTGCTTCTTCTGGAGTAATGTGAGCAAGCAGGGTATCGCCTCTGCGACCCATACTGGCAATAGCTTGTGCAACCGTAGCAATTCCTCCGTCTGCCATTGGCATAGGAGAATCTATAAGAGGAGAACTTTCTAAGTTTGGTAAAGCAGAAGAACCTTTTTCTAATTCGTTAAGAGCAAGCTCTAATCCACCAAAAAAAGTTGGATCAAATATAGCTGGTAATAATTCTTCAGGTACTTCTTGAGCTAAATATTTAGCTCTAATCTCTTCGTATTTTTCAGGCGAAGCAAGTATCTCATCTACCATCACTTGAAGTGCATCTATCACTTCGGTAGACAAAGACATCTGACTTAATTCAGCCTTAAACTCCGCAACAACTTGCGGGTCAACCTCTTCTAAACTAGTTAAAAGATCGTTTTTAAAAGCTTTAGGGTCGCTTTTGGCTATGTTTTTTATCTCTGTATCAAATAAGGAGGGGTCTATTTGTGGTCTTCCCTCTGGCAGAGACATAATCCCTTGTTCTTCCATTATCATCCTCTTAGATTAAATAAAGACTTAATAATAAGTCGCACGCTATAGAAGAACGTGTTGTTTTCAAACATTATACTAGTTTCTGTCAACAAGCAAAACACTTATTATAACGTCAGAACTAGTAAGGTCAGTATCAAATTTTAAAGTATCTAATTGTTCTAGCACAACGGGTCCCTTGTTCGTGAGCAAATCTTCATAATCACTAGGTAAAACAGCTTCAGCAGGTACTACTTTTACAGAACTCGTGGTAGTTGAAGACACGCTCATACTTATGGTGGCGGTGGCTGCATTATTATTACTTACAAGAGCAGACTTAACAATTGCCGTTGTAGCACTTGGAACCGTCAATAAAGTGCTAGAAGCTGTTGAAATCGTGGCAGTAAATCTTTTGTATTGATTAGCCATTTACTTTCCAAAAAACCATGTTTGAGCCTGATCTTTGTCTTCAGATACAGTAACAGTATAGGCAGTATTTAACTGTAAGACAATTTGTTCTAAAGAACGTATTAATTGATTAAATTTTTCTGCATCATATTCAACACTTGGATTTGGTAACCTGACATTTACAATTTTACTCATCGTTTACCATCTGGCTTAACATCAACCCGTAAAGTTCCATATCTCCAAGTAGACTCCGCAGAACTACTTTGTATCTTAACAGAGATTTGTCTTCCTCTTGCCCTAGTATCTATCTTAGTAGTATCTGGTGTAACTATATAAGGATCTAAACTACTATTAGTAGCACTTGCTTCAGGATATTCTCTTAAAAATAAATTTACCTGAACATTGCCTGATTGATCCTTAAAATCAGGAACAAACCTAGACATAAACATCATTTCGTCACCATCGCCAATGTCAAAATAACCAGATTGTAAGCTAGTTGCTATTGGTGAGCCGTTAGCCTCTGTGCCCTCTTCGTGGTTATAAACCAAAAACCTACCGTTTGAAAGACCGTTAATCGTGCTTACTGTGTATGTTGCAGAACTATCTGGAAAAAACTCAGTAGCAATTGGCTTATTATAAGCACCAATATCTGTCCAACTTGTTCTAGGCATTGAGCTACCAATAGACCAAACATTTTCTAAATAATTATATACAACGTGTCTGTCTACAAAGTCCACATTAGAACTTGTATACCACCAGGTTATCTCATTAAACTGTGAGTTCAAACCCACATGAAACTTAAACGCATTGAGCAAGTTTATGTCATCAAAAACATAGTCTTGAACCGTGCATGGTAGCTTTTTAACGGTTCCGTCATACACATAAAAGGCTTCTTTACCCATCCAAAACGCTAAACCATTTACATCAATCGCTGCGTGAGGTCCTACACACCCACAATTTGCACCTAATTGTTGAAAACCAAACGTGAACGGAGGACCAATAAACTGCATACCATGTAAGGAAGTATCAGTAAAAATTAATATCTGCCCACGAGATCGAATACCCGAAATAATCCTATTTCCATCCGTTAGTCTTTGACCACCTGCTGTATTAGTAGCAGTCTCTGCAAAAGTAGTAATATCTTCTTGGTTAGAAAAACGCACAAACATAGGATCCTGTGTAGAAGGATCTCTTATTGTAGATTCTGTGCCAAGCATTACTAAATGCCTATCAGGAGTAGAAACTAAAGAAAAAGTGCTTGTAGTAGGAGCTGCACTTACCTCAACTGCACGATTTCCTGCGAACCCCTCACTGGTATCCCATCTGAATATAGGTCCGTTTGACAATTGACAAAGCAAATCTTCTCCAAAATTATCAAACTGCCACACTCTAGATTCTAGAGCAATACCCGTTGTTCCTGCAGTTCTGGGAACTCCCCACTCCTCATCACCCCAAGCACCTGTTCCCCATCCAAAATCTTGGTAATTTAAATTAGAACCCACATTTATTTGATAAACCGCAGTAGCGGAACCTTTTGCTACAGTTGTAGTAGCTGACGCACTTCCTGTAGTTAAAATAGTATAGGTATTAACAGAAGAAACACCCGTTATCTCAAACTCTCCTGATAAAACCGTGGGGTCAATTCCAGCACTTCCTGCTACAAATCCCACATTAGAAAGAGTTACAAAATCGCCTACAACTGCCCCGTGGCTAGAATCCTCTACTTTGACACTAGGTCCTGCCGTAAATGTAATAAACTGAACACCAGCCTGAGTAGCTCTTTCGGGAGATATATCATAATAAACACCACCGTAGTTAACATACAACTTTTTCTCTGTACCTAGAGCAAGATAAGGTGCTCCGTTTAAATCGTTCCAAGTATGTGAATCACTGGGCATACCAATTAAAAAAGTACCACCTGTAGTTAAATCCTCAAACTCAACCCAACCGCCTACTTTTTCAGGTAAAGCATACCGAAAACGTACATTATCGCAGTCAATCCAACCGCCTTCTGCACCATATTCAGTGTTTTGCTTGTCAATTCCTGGCTTTAAACTAAGCTTAAAATAGCTCATTTAGCCCCCTAAATCAGTTACTTTTTTCTCTAAAACTGACACTTTTTCAGATAATTCTTGAACAGCTTTAATTAAAGGAGAAATAAACTCGTGATATTTTAAAGATTGACTAGAAAGAGGGTCTTCTTTATCGGCTAAATGCCAAGCTCCAAATAAGTTTTTGTCCACTCCTTGGTTATCTAAAACCTGTTCTACTTCCTGTGCAATTAAACCGTAATGAAATCGTTTACCAGGAGCATAAGAGTATTCTTCTGGTTCACCGTCTTTTGCTTCTTTTATAAGAGTGGCTTCTCCTTCATTCCACTTATATTTTCTAGGAGTTAAAGCTTCAACAAAAGAAAGACCTAAATCAGATTCTTGAATATTGTTCTTTAATCTACTATCTGAAGAGGTACTAACTCCATCAGTTGCAAAAACAGTTCTAAAAGGTTGACCAGTATCTCCTATGTCCTGCCCATTAAAGGCAGGAAGAAGTTGCCTGTAAATTACAACGTGTGTGTCATTAACATTTAGTCTTGCCTCTCCTTTAGCATAAAGAAAAACTCCATTGCCTCCTTGAATTGCTGCATATTCGCCCGTGGAAGGACCAAAGAAAATAGTAGCATCAGATCCACTACCACCTGTTAGTTGAAAATTACCTTGAATGGATTGTACGCTAGTGTTTACATTGTTTATTATTCCAGCATTATTTAAGCTAGTGGCTCCCGTACCTCCATTAGCCGCAGGCAAAGTGCCTGAAACATCAGCCATATCAACAGTGCCCGATAGACCAACTGTGCCTGTGCCTGTAATAGTGCTTGGAGATAGCGTTACGCTTACTCCACTTGCTGTAGCTGAATCACTAGCAGTTAAAGACACACTTCCACCACCTGATCCACCTGATTCCGTTTTAGATTCCCAAGTGGTCCCACTCCACTTTAAAACATGACCTGCTGATTGACCTGCAAGTTCAACAAGAGCACCTGTTCCCGCACCTTTGACTATACTTCCCGCAGTTACCGAGCTTATACCTGTTCCACCACTAGGCACGCCCAAAGCTGTGGTTATGGTAGCACTTCCAATAGCCAAATTAGGTATAGAATCAATTGCTGTCACAGCATCCGTTCCATTCACATAAACAATGGCTGTCTTGTCTTTTGGGATTGTAGTACCTGTTTGACCACTTACTTTTACGGTTACCGTATGATCTAAACTATTTTTAATAATATAAATTTTTTCAGAGTCAGGAACAGTGTATGTAAACGGTCCACTAGAAGACCCATCAAGTTCCAAAAACATATTTCTAAAATCTTGATCACTTGTGTTAGCCGCTGGAGCTGCTAAAGTACCCGAAGTACCCGATAAACCAGTAATCTGTTTAAAACCGCCAATAACTTTTACAAGCTGATCTAAATTAGAATTTGTAACTCCTCCCCATGTTCCCGACTCAGTACCAACGTCAATTAAGCCAATCCTAAAATCATTTCCTGTATATTGTATTGTCATATCCTATTCCTTAATTTTGAACAATAACCCATTGAGCGTCTTGTTCGTCATCAACAGTTTGCCAAATGAGCACTGTACCAATTTTACCATTGATTGCAACAGGTGCTGTAACACTTACGTTTGCGTTAAGCAAAACACTTAAAGCACCTACTTCTCCTGTAGCATTTACCCCAGTGACAGAGATGTTGTTAGTTGTTACCAAGCTAACTGTGCCTAACCCAAGAGTGCCTGCAACTCCGTCAAGTATTACAATAGTTGGTAACGGATCAACAAAAGCAGCATATGGTGTCTCTGAAAAACTGGTTATACCATACATTTAATAACTCCAGATGGTTGGACGAGGTCTTGCAGGAGAACTTTCAATAGTGTCTAGGTGCAAAAACCTCGCCCCGCCTTTCTGATTAACTCCTATTCCTGTAAAACCCACTAAGAAAGCTAAAGATAAAAGTTTGAACGCATCTTGTCGTTCTATGAGAATATCACAAG